TCAGTTTAGACAGTCATAGCAAGATTAGTATTTTTAAGCGCCCTCGGCTCCATAACCGTTTGCCTGATATGAAAAACTTTTATCTAAACTAGACCCGCTTGAATTTTTAAAATGAACAGTAAAACCTGTTCTTGATTCGCTGCTAATTTCGTAATAGTCACCCGTTGCAAGATCTTGGGCCGTGATGCCTAGTTTTGGTGTTTGATAAAAAGCTTTTGAATATGTGACGACCTTTGCACTTGCTCCACCCCCTGAATCTAAAGAAGCGCTCTCCGTTCTGTTTTCAAATTGCAGCGTATAGCCTAATTCATCAACAATAGGGGTTTGATCAACAGTCGTGCTTAATAAATCGACTTTAAATTGAAAGACGCGCCCGGTATACCTGCCCGACTCCATCGGAGTCCATACCCCAAAAACTTGGGGGTCTTCTTGCAAAATGTCGCTACCATCTTCTAATAAAAGTTTGTCGCCATCTTCTGTGATGATGTCAGCAGCTCCAGAGGCATCATTGCTTTTTCTAAAAAATACATTTGCTGTTGTTTCATCTGCTAACGCGCCGTCAAAATCTGACCACCTGTCCATATTTGTTGCACGATCATCAATCGTATCGTTAGGGAGTAGCCCCCTTGTTGTTAATTTCCTTTTGAAAATTACAGAATATATCCCACCTAAATCAACGACGTTATTAAAATAATAAGTTCCCGAAGTATGAAGCGTACCAAGAAAATCAATTGATCCCCATGTGTCAATATCTCCTAAGTGGTCATCCCAAAAGTCCGAACCTGTAAGCGTTAAAGCATCAAATTCATTTGAATATTGAACATTATATTTTAAACCTTGAAATGGTGGGGTGTCTGTATCTTCCCTTCTAACTGTTTGACTTAATCGTGGCAATGCATCAGGTAAATCTATCGTTGCGCTTACTTCATTACTACTCTTATTTCCAAGCTTATCTTTAAACTTAACCATATATTCGCCTTCTAATAAATCTAAAACAACGGAGTCAGTATTTGATTGAACTTCCCTTAATAGTGTTGAATCTGCCCATGTTCCGGTGCCATCAGTTTTATTTGAATGACGAATGATTGATATTAAATCTGAACTATTACCGCCCCATGTTGTAGGGATTGACCATCTAAATGTAACCTCATCTTTGCTAGAAGCCTGAACACTGACATTAACAGGATCAGGAGGTAAAAGAACAGGGGTTGGATCATCACCGCCGCCACCTGAACCCGGAGAAGGAACAGTAATTGTTTGAGATGTCCAAGGCGATGTTTTACGAACTGGGGCAGTTCCAACGGCCCTTACTTCAAATGTTAATTGTGTACCTGACTCCAAACTATCAATATCAAAAATAGTATTAGTCGTTGAATTTGTTATATAACTACCACCGCCTATTTTATATCGAATATCAAAAAGAATACTTGAGCCGTTTGTGCCTCTTGTCCAGTTCCAAGTAATTCTATTTATTGTGTTGTTGTTAATTCTTACTTCAGAAAATGCCCAACTTAAACCAGTAATTGCAGTTGGTGGGTCGTCGAATGTTGTTACATCTTCATACTCAAGAGCTGTTCCACTGTCAGCCGTTGAATAAATCGAATCATTAAATTCTGTTCCCGTAATTGAATATGTTCCATCTTTATTGTCATCAACAGAAAGACACCTGAATTTTTGCTCAACGACAGTACTAGAAGAAATCGACCAAACACTTTGTGCTTGAGGCGCGGCGCTAAATGCTGAACAATTAACAACGGCTCCAGCAACAGAACTAATATCTTTTATTTCTCTATCACCATCCGGCATAATGCAAGTTATTTGATGATTAGACCCGGCGGGTAATGAAATTGGTTGATCACAAGTGATCGCTGTTGTTGTTGCGCTTGAAACTCTTCCGGCTAATCTTGCGCCTTGTTTCATTTGATCAGCAACCGCGAAAACTTGCCCCGGAAATACTGCAACGCCTTCTAATCCAGTCGAAAAACTTATAACGGCTTGATCTAATTCTTCCGCCGCCATCATCCAACGCCCCAACCTTTGCGCTTGATATTTTGAAGTACACCCAAAAGCAATTATCTCTTTCGTTTGATACCCGTACTTAGTGATCAAGTCGTAATCTTCTACAACAACAAAATTAGGTTTATAAAAATTATCTGGGTCGTTATATCGAACACGTAGTGAAGTGCTTCTAGTTTTTAACGATGAACCCGCGTAATTAAATAAACCATCAGTTACATTTGAATTGTTATACAGATGAACGGGTGAAACGTCCGAACCGTCTAAATTTCCATGATCTCCCGTGACTTGAATTGTATTACTTGCCCAATAGGTCATGCCCCTAAAGGTGCTTGCTAAATCTCTTACAACTGAATAGGCATCGGCCCGATTACCTACAACTGTATTGATTGCAAACCTTGGCTCTTGTGTTCCGTCTGGGGTCGTAATCAATTGATTTGCATATTGCGCTAATGGATACAAATCGACCCAATTTAAAGAAGACGACGCTATGAAATCACCCGCCCCCCATACTTTATTCGTAAGCATTGCATAGAAAATGCAAACGGGACACGTAGTCCAACGAGTAACTAAAGACCCGTCAAAAGCCAAACCAGAAATAAATTCAAGACTTCCATCATCTCTTACGCTTGTATTATGTGGAACCTCAACTTTTACCCCGCGTATCAAATAAGCTCTAGTTGGAATAGATGTGAATTGCTTAGTTGAAAGACTTAACCCAACACAAGCCGTATAAGGATATGCACTTCTAAGTTCTTGCTTTTCTATAATGCTTGTCCAAAACACCCTATTACCTCTACTATTTGCTAATGGTGTTGTTGATGAAACCTCGTCAAAGTCTGTGTAGCTAATTTCAAAATCATTTTCTCCATTTGTCGTTTTTAAAACTTTGATATTCCACGGGCCTTGTCCGGGTAATTGGATTTTTGGCGTCTTGACTTGATAATCAGTTGTACTTATACCTGTAATATCTCGTTGATATACTGTTTGATAACTTCCCCCTTGAGGCTGTACCTGTACTTGTAAATGAACGGTTGCATTAAATAATTGTCCTTTTGCTAAACCCTCTTGCGCTGTTGAAAATAATGCAGGTATAGAAAATAAAACATGGAACGACTCAACATCTGTATCTGTTATCTGTCTGACAACCTGACCGCCCCCATAATCTCTAGATGAGACCTCATTAGTAGAATTAAGAGTTTCACTATAATTTGAACCGACTTCCGCGTTTACCGTCGTAACTGTTGATGTGCCGTCGTCTAAATAACCGCCTAATCTTGATTGAGTTGCACCTCCAAGCCTGAAATCCCAACTAACAGAATCAGTATCAAAATTTCTTGTTCCATCAGTTGCTTTTATTGGTGTTTCATCTAGATAAATACCTTTTTCAGAATTAACTAATCCTTCAATTGTACCCTCACAAAGAAGATCAATTATCTTAATAGTAGAAGTAGAATTTAAGCCCATTTAATTAAACCTCAAGGATTGACAAAATAATAACCAACCTGAAGCACTTCTAAAGTATTTACATTCAAATTGGCGCTATAATCAACAGGCTCGACAAATACTAAATAATTATCTTTATGTTCAATTTTTCCATAAGTAAACCAATGAACCCATGAATAACTTTGTGAACCTGACATTAACCCCTGCGCTGTTACTTGTATCGTTGCAACATCGGGGGTACTGCTTAAATCTTGATTTTCTACAATAATTTTAAACGTTACGAATCCATCAACTTTTGTACTGCCTGCCCCTGCAATTTCGTCATATAATCCATTATTCAACCTAAAAGCAATTTGAAATTTTGCGACATCAGTTGAACCGCTAAATTCACCCGGTATATTTCCGCCTACTACTTGTTGCCTTGTGTTACTTGTTAAATTTAATTGATGAGGAGCGGCTAAATATTTCGTTGTCGAGCCTCCAATTATCGAATTAACATCAGAAGTACTTAACGACCTTGATTTAATACCAGACGTTTCTTTAAAAACAGAATCTAACTTTTCGCCTTGTATTCTCATCGTATCGGGAGAAGGCGTTTTTATCCATTCGTTCAAAGGGTCTGACTCGTCTGTGATTTGCATATCTGCGCTAACAATATGGGAGCCTATTAAAGCTTTACCAAAAACCACGGGGATTGTTGCACCAGCTCCAACGCTATTTATTGCGCCTCGATATGCGTAAGATTGACGACCATCGGAACCCCTAACAATCGAACCCGGTCCTCTATCTGTTGACGTTGCTCCGGGTGTGAATTGTGGCGCTTCTTGCGGTTGAGGTGACAACATTTGACTAATACCGC